ATACTTTCTTTTGATAAATCTTGCCGCTCTTTGCGGTCTTTGCCAGTTTTAAAAACTTTGGTGCGTTTGCGTGCATTAGTTTATCCCACTTCCACGCAAGCTCATACCACGATGTCCTGTAGAACTTTGCCATCGTTACCGCCCGTTCCATGCTCTTTCCTACGAGAATCTTTACTTCTCCTAACGTCTGTTCTCCTTTTTCTCGCTGTCCTTTATCAATCGCGGATGCTCCAGAGCCCTTCTCTACAATGCGTACAACTGATTCTATTGCCCGTAGCGTGTCTTCAAGGCCAGAAACCTCCACTGGCTTGATTGTCTTGTTAATATCCTCTCCTGGGGGCGCTGGGAGCATTACACCAGGTCCTGGGGTATAAGTCTGGGGCGTATAATTCTGTGATGGCAAGAACCAGTGCATTTGGAAGTTCTTGAGGGTTCTGTTTTCAATAAGCTGTGAGAACCAAACATTCAATACTTTGTTTGGGGTTCTTACTAAGTCCGCTACAGAATCAGGATAGATGTCCGATGTTTCCGGGTCTTCACTCCACGAAACAAATGGCCAGAAATCAACTCCGATTAAATCCATGAGGGTTTCGTCAAGAAGTTTAATCGTGTCTTCCGCATATACAACAACCCGCCTTTCAAACGCCTTCTTCTTTGTGTTCCATACTTTGGTAAAGTGTTCGGTGAGGTTAATCAGTCTGTCTCCTCCGGCAAACAGTGGGAAGTCTTGGTTTTCCACGCCCATAGATTTAAGGCGTTCCATTTTCTTTTCCCAGTCTTCTTTATTTTGTTGGCTGCTGGTTATCCCTGGAGGGGAGTCTGCCCACATCTTGAGGTCTGCCTTTCCCTCTGCGCTGTATCGGTCATCGGCTAATATGTCTCGTACCGACTTGAATATGTTTTGCTGTATAATAAATCGCGCGGAATCAATATCCCACGGCTTCGTCAGGGGGTCAAAGGTAACATCATAGACATCAAGAAGGTCAACGCTGACGCCGTCCTTGTTAATGTTTAACTTCTTTGTAGAAATACCATACAGTAGAACGTTCTTTTTGTCAACAACATCAACGAGGTTAAGCTTGTTCCGTCGTGCGTTTTCGTTCCAGACCTCTTGATAGATTATTTCTTTTTGTTCGTCGCTTCCCAGTTCTTTCCATTCAATCTCTGGCGGGTCGTCCACTTTAGAAAGAAGTGTCTTGACCGTTTCTTTCATTAACGGAATATTAACCGCTTGCCGTTGGGTGAGGCGGTTTGTCTTGACCTTGTTGCGATAGAGAGTATAGTTATCTTCCCAGTCTGCGTGTTTTCGTTCTTGGAGTTCCCTGCCAGACTTTTTTTCAGCTACCAGGCGCTCCATCTCTGGGGTTAGTGTCCAAACGTTTCTCGTTACATCGTACGGCATGTATAAAAATAAGAACAACCCGTGTAGTTGCCCTTTGTAGGGTTATGTATTTAATTACCTTTATTATAACTAAATCGGTCTAGTCTGTCAAGTCAAAGGTTCTTTTCCTCCATGGCCAATAATCCAGCTGCACCCCGCGGAATTCTCCCTTGCCATCAAAGTGGATAATGGTCTTACCGCCCTTCACTCCAAAAAGCCCACCACACGTTAAAAGAGCTGAAAGAACCTCGTTCACGCGAACCAACTCTCTTTCGTCCAGGTCCTGTCTAATTGAAAGCTTTATTTCAGTCATAATTAATATAATAAATCATTATCTTGATAATATCCCGGAAGGGGTTGGGACTGGTTTTGTGGGGGAAGGTATGTTGATTTGGAAAACGTCAGGGCAAGTGCGTCTGCCGTGTCGGGAGACTCTAATCCTCGCGCACGCATGTCTTCTTTGCTTTCAAGGAACATCTGCCCCTTGCTGTTGAAATGATACTTGAGGTTTGCCATTTCGTAAAAGTCGTCGTCTTTGGGAAGGTCTGCGTTTTTAAGCCACTCCTTTAATCTGACATACATCTCCGCCCGCATGTTCCCGTGACGTTCGGGGTCTTCTGCTTTTTCCGCAACATTGATTCCATTTACATTCCAACCCTGTTCTCGCAATCTGTCAACAACGCCGGCACCATAACCGATGACGTCAATGTTTATATTTCTGGGGAGTATCCGTTCTTCTTTGGCTATTCTCATAACCTGTCCGACAGCGGACATAAGGTCTCCGCTCGGAATCATCTCTTTTCTGGTAACCTTCTCCATGTGTCTGATAACGGCAATGGTTCTATCATTTCCATAGCGGGCAATGTCAACACCCATCTTCTTTTCCCACTGGGGCTTAACGGAAACCTCACGCTCCATCGCTTTGGCTACGTCATCAATACTAATAAGAGCGTCTTCTTCTGCCTGGGGAAACTCTCCCAGTACACGCACCCTATAGACATCGCTATCCTCGCCGTATCTGTGGGCATACCGCTCCACGTCCTCTGTGTTCACAAGCCCGGGGATAAGGTTCTCCCCAGACTGAAGGTTGGGAGTGTCAAACGCAGATATAACCATTTTGGAAACGTACGGGGACTTAAAGCTGTTTGCAAACCGCCCCGATAGTCTTAGGGGGTTCCCGAGCATTAAAACCCTTTCTGGTTTCAGCCCGTCCATAGCCTCAAAGATTTCCTCTGAAATACCAGAAGCTTCATCTACCACCACCATAAGATGTGGGGAGTGGTATCCTTGGAATTTATCTGCTTCATCGGTTGAGAGTCCTATGGCAAACCATTTGCTTCCAAGGTTAATCTGGGTCTGCATAACCGCATCCTTGGGGTAGAGGTCTTTTCCCTCACAGGCTAATCTAATATCTCTCCAGAGAACCTCTTTTACCTGTCTGCCCGTCGGGGCGGTGGTTATTACTACAGCATCAGGATAAGAGCAGAGCCACCAATGTACAATACCAGCGGCGGTAAAAGTCTTACCTGAAGCATTACAACTGCGAACAACTGTCTCATGATTATTTTTTACTGAGAGATAAATGTCTTTTTGTTTTTGCCAGAGTTTTTGTCCTAGGACTTTCTCTGCGAACCAGACCGGGTCATTCCGAATCTGCTCCTGGAAGTCTTGGATTTCCTCCTGATTCAACTTCTTTTGCATGTTTGATTATTTGCGCCTCTTTAATCATGCCCGCTAAATTGGAAAGTCCTTTAATGTCTGTAATGGATTCCTCTTTCCATCCCTCGTAGTTATTCTTAAGATTGAATATTGCTCCCACGGGGTTCTTCCCGCTCATTAACATTTCTTCGGCAAACATCTGACACCGCTGTTTTGCTCTGTTAATAATTGGTCCGTACTCATCCTTGTGGCTGTAGTTCCAGATGGTCATCCTGTTCGTGTCTAACGCAACAGCCAGACCGGTCATGGTGTATGGTCTTTTTTCTCTGTCGCAGTCTTGGAAATACTTATCAATTGCCTTTTTAAGGGCTTCTGGCGTTTCAAATCTCTCAGCGACACTTCTGTCTCTCCATTTCCATTCTTCCATTTATAAGTTCTTTATATATTCTTTAAGCATTTGTTTCAGCTCCTGCAGTGAATCTATCTGAATATTGATGCCCTGAATACCCTCTGGATAATCCGAACTTGGCGCGGCTCCATTAACCTCAATATCCAGACCAGCCATTTGTTCTTCGTATCGCTTAACGTCTTTTTCCAGTAAGACCTTGTCGTCATCAAGGCGTGCAATTTCACCAGCCTCCATGGTTGGTGTCTCCGCCTGTTGTTTTATCTGTTCTTCTTTAGCGTGAAGCTTGGCCTTGCTTTGGTCGTAGACCTGGCGTATCTCTTCCCGAACGGTTCGCGTCTTTTCTCTCTTAAACTCCATGTCCCAAATCATCTTGTCTACTCCTACCAACTTTTCCTGAAAGTGTTTTTTTTGTTTGTTAAACATTATTTTGAAACTTTAGCAATAATTATATAAGCAAATGTTTTTTGTGGGTTTCCTCCCGGCCAGTCTTCTTCCCGTAACTTGTACTCCATGATATCATAGAAACCTAATTTTGTCAATAACTTCCTGTAATTGTGTGCGTTGTATCCCGTGTTAATTTTTAATGCCAACCTGTTCCACCAGCTCCTTGAATGAAACTCGCACAGAACTATATATCCCCTCGTCACCCGCTTCATCTCCTCAAGGTACTCCATAATCTTTGTTGGACCAACATAAATCATGGTCATGTCGCTCAGGACAACATCAACGGAACCATCCGACATCATAATGTCATCTGCGGAGTTAACCTTGAACACCCCGCCGTTGAATGTTTTTCGTGCCAGCTCAATAGCGTCTTCGTTCACATCAATTCCCCCGACCTGCTTTCCTGTGAAAGCTTTAAGAATTGCCGCTAAATTTGCTCCACCCCCGCAACCAACCTCCAACAATGACACCCACCCAAATGACCTCAGTGCGGCAATAATAACCTTTCTGTGGGGATGAGTCCATGTATCAAGATATGAGGTCTTCCAGTCTATCTTCGTCATGCTGCATCATCGGGATAGTTCTGATTGAGTCTGTGCAGGTTGAGAAATACATAAGCATTGGGTTTCCGTCATCATCACCCAATAGTCTATAACGCATCTGATCCCAACCACCTATCGATCCCATCCTAGCCACGCGGGCATTATCAGCGGGTCTAAACCAGACCTTTTGCCTTGATCCATTATAAATCTCTTCATGAATAGAAGGCCCACCGTCTTCGGTAA